AGTCGAGCACACCTCGCCAGATGGCAGTATGACGCCTGCGCCGGCCATTCAGGTAACCGCGCAGATGATTCAGGACATCGCGTCCAAGATCAACGATGGAATATGACAAGGCATCGGTAGACGCCGTTACGCGCGCGCTCTGCCTTGTCGATCACCTCTTCTTTACTCGCTACTTCTTCAAGTCGCGCGAGGGCATCAAATTCAAAGTCAACTGGCACCACAAGGAAGTCTCCGCAGCTATCCAGCGCGTGATTGATGGTGAATGCACGCGCCTTATCATCAACGTGCCTCCTGGCTCGTCTAAGACTGAAATGGCAGTTATCAACCTGATCGCACGTGGACTGGCGATCAATCCTCGCGCGCGCTTCCTGCATCTGTCCTACTCATCCGACCTGGCTGAGTTGAATAGCGCCAAGGCAAAAGAGCTGATCACCTCCCAGGAGTTTCAAGACCTATTCCCGATTCCGATCAAGACCGACTCCAAGGCGCGCGGACGATGGAACGTGGTTGACGACAAGGGGATATCGATTGGTGGCTGCTATGCCACGTCCACGCTTGGCCAGGTGACAGGCTTCCGTGCCGGGCATATGGCAAAAGGTTTCCAGGGAGCAATAATAATAGATGATCCATTGAAGCCCGTAGACAGCCTGTCGAAGACGAAGCGCGATGCCGTCAACAACGCATTCATCAACACGGTGCAGAGCCGCAAGGCCGATCCCAACACGCCCATCATCGTCATCATGCAGCGCCTTGCTGATGAGGATCTGACAGGGTTCCTGTTGAATGGCGGTGACGGTAAGGAATGGGAGCACGTTTGCATACCAGCGATTGACGATGAAACGCAAGAAAGCTATTGGCCAGAGAAAGAGCCAATAGAATCGCTGTTGCAATTAAAAGACAAAGGCAATTTCACATTTGAAGGACAATATCAACAACGCCCATATGTTTTAGGAGGCGAGCTTATTAAAGGCGAGTGGTTCGGCCGATATTCTGAATTACCAGCAGCTAAGCATATTCAGCGCCGCGCAGTATTTGTGGATACCGCCATGAAAACCGGAGAGAGAAACGATTACACAGTATTTCTCGATGCGTTATTAGGCACGGACGGTAGGCTTTATATTATCAACATCTATCGCAAGAAGGTTGATGCAGTAGGGTTACTATCAATGGCGAAGGATGTATGGTCCGCTACAGGCGGTAATGCGCAAGCCATGTACATAGAGGATAAGGCGTCAGGGACAGGATTAATCCAGCAACTTCAAAATAATCAACAATTCATCCCAGTTATAGCTGTTCAGCGTACAATTGATAAACTGACGCGAGTCATGGAAGCGCAGCCTAGAATACAGGCCGGCGGCGTTTTAATACCTGAGCAGTCTAATTGGAATATCGATTTTATTAGCGAGTGCGAGGCATTTACTGCCAACGACTCGCATAAACACGATGACCAAATTGATACACTGGTAGATGCCGTAAATACTTTCATGGGTGGCGGTTTCGATATTAGCGCTCTTCTATGAGAGGCAGTCATGGCACAAATTATTATCAATGGTCAGCTCTACGATGTGGTTCTGATAGCCGATCCGACTACGGGATTGCCGGTTATGATCGGCGGCCCAAGTGGCGGTGGCGCGTTCTCGCTGGGTGATGGCGCTGACGTGACGCAGGGCGCGAAGTCCGATGCGCCTGTTGCGTGGTACACGGCCAGCGGTTCTGTGATTGGTAAGATCGGCCTGGCGCTCGCCTACCTGGCTGACGCAGGATCGCATGTGGTGACGCTCGATAACAACGGCCGCCCGACATCGGATGCCTGGACGCTTTTTGGCACCACACGCATCAAGACCTACACCTATCCTAACGCCACGTCGATGACGGAAAGCGACTGGGTATGAACTTCGGCGCGGTATGGCAAAACATGTTGCGCGTGGGCATGCCTAAGTGGCTGCGTGACTCGAATGGACTTATCATTGGCCTCCGTAGTCCGGATGGTAATTGGACGGCGGGCAACGGCAATAGCAACTTCGATGGCGCCTATGCTTCACTGAGCGGTAAGCCTACGCTGTTTGATGGTGCGTATGCGTCGCTCACTGGCTTGCCAACGTTGTTCAATGGCGCCTATGGATCGTTGACAGGTCTTCCGACGCTGTTCCCTGGCACATTCGCAGCGCTGACAAGCAAGCCAACCACGCTCAGCGGCTATGGCATCACGGATGCAGCCACCAGTGCGGCGCTTACCTCTGGCCTGGCGGGCAAGTTCGCAACCCCGGCCGGAACGACTGCGCAGTATGTGCGCGGCGACGGAAGCTTGGCCACGCTCCCATCTACCGCTGGTCAGGTCAATTCCGATTGGTCGGCAACAAGCGGCGTGGCGCAGATCCTCAACAAGCCTACGACACTGGCAGGCTTCGGGATAACCGATGCAGTAACGGGCGCAGCCCTCACATCGGCATTGAGTGGCTATGCGACTACGGCAGCGCTCAATGCAGTGACGCCTGTCGCGCCTGCATACAGCTATCCAACGCCAGCGCTCAATACGGCTTTCCAGGCCAGCGCCACGCGCGATGCTCAAGTGGCCTTCCCTGTAGACGTGACGATTAGCTCGCTGCTCACCAGCGTCGAAGGTCTCGTGTTCCTTGAGTATGCCGACAATGCTGCGATGAGCACCAATTTGGTGAATGTCATGTCTGCTGGCCAGTTGCTCGGCGGCGTCATCAACATCACCAATCGCGGCACGGTGACGCTTAACGGCCGAATCCCAGCAGGCAAGTATGTCCGCCTGCGCACACAGAACGTCGCCGGCACGCCAACCTACGCCGCGCGGCAAGGCCAGCAAGTGCTTTTGTGAGGCAATAGCATAAATCTATCCAGAAACGGAATATAATAGGATTTATTTATAAAGGATAAATCCCATGCTTCCGTTTCGGACTAAGGCTCAGGCCAAAGCTGCTGTAGCTCGCAACAAAGACCCCAAGGCCCGACGCATGGGATTGGGCAAGCCAAATATCGCAACGCCGGTATTGCCAACCTTGCCGGTGGCGACGCTGGGCCAAGGATTCGATTCGCTGCCTGGCACGCCAGTTGCATACGTGTTCGATAACGTCTCTGGCACTACCCATACGCTCACCACCACAGGCCAGCAGCAAGGCGCGGGTATGATCCGCATGGCCGGCAGCGGTATCGAGGGTGCTGCAACGGATGGCTCGGGCGACACCGTAGGCACCAACGGCACGCTGTCGGTTACTGCGCGCTTGCTCGAAACCGATCCAACAAAGCTGGGCGTGATGGTTGTGCAAGTGCAGATCGGCACTACGGCACGCCTCGCCAGTTTGCAAAATATCCAGATCACGGTGATTGCCAATGGCGTCACAGGTACGGTGGTCAACTATGCCATCAATGGCGGCGTGCTGCGCCAGGGCAAGCTGAGCATGGCTGTCGATGTCCAAACGATGATGCCGACCGTGTACGCGGCAGGTATCGGCAATATCACCGTCAAGGTGAGCGCCAACCAGTTGACGCCTTTCGCTGCCGTCCTGTCGGTCGATGCCATCTTGCTCAACTCCAAGGGCCGTCCGAAAATTATCTTCTCGGGCGATGATCTGTACAAAACGCACCGCGACGTACTCATGCCTATCCTGGCGCCGCTCAATATCCCGCTGACGCTGCTCGTTCCAACTGGGCAATTCGGCGCCGGTACTGGCGTTGTCGCTCGCCTCACTGCCGCAGAACTAGTGGCGATGAAGGCGCAATACGGCTCACTGCTGGAACTGGGCGTGAATACCCGCCTGGATGGACAGTCGGACAGTTTCGCTACCCCCGCATTGTGGGTAGCCGATCTGCAACAGGCTCAAGCGGATCTGGTTGCGCTGGGACTGGGCGGCCCTGGCTTGAACTGCGTGGCACTGTCGGGCGGCCAATTCACCGAAGCATACTTGCAAGCTGCCGACGCGGCCGGCTTCAAGCTGTACCGCAGCACCAAACCGCCTAGCACGCTGTTCGGCAATTACAGCCGCTATGGCCTGACGCAGAATTGCGTGCTGTCGCAAGGCAATGGCTTGAACGGCTCGAACGTGCCAACCTACACGCTGCAACAGGTGACGGATGCCATGGATGCAGCAATGGCGCGAGGCGATGATTTCTACGTCCACTCGCATCAAGTCGGCACTTCGGTGACGGAAGCGTCTAGCATCGGCTGGCAAACCGCCATGATGCAGCAGGTCGCCGCCCGGGCCGCATACCACGTCGCCAACAGCGGCGCGATTGCAACCACCTTCTCGGAAGTGGTGCGCATGTCTACGCTAGAACCGTTCCCTAATCTGTAATGCAGAAAATACCCGCTTCGGCGGGTTTGTAAATTTAACGATAGATTTAAACTATAATGGATAAATCTATTCAGGAGTATTTATGGCGCGTCCAGTAGGAAGTAAGAACAAGCCGAAGACGGATTCGATTATGCATCCGATTCAATCCACGATCACTGATGGATTTTTACAGGCATTTACTGGGGCTGGCACAAGCAAAGACCGCTCCACATTCACCAGGCAGAAGACGGCATTATTGCTCCAGCAGCGGGAATTAGAAAATCTGTACATTGGTGACGGCATGGCCAGGCGCATCGTGGATATCCCGGCCGAAGATATGACGCGCTCGGGCATCGAGCTTGAGAACCTGGATGACGAAGAGTTGGAAGAGTACATCGAGTCGCGCTTTGATGAGTTGGACGCCATGCGCCACTTCAATGACGCGGTACGGTGGTCGCGCTTGCATGGCGGCGCCGTGATGGTGTTCGGCCTTAACGATGGCGGCACGCTTGATGTGCCACTCAATCCGGAAGGCATCAAGTCAGTCGAGTTCATCCGCGTTTATGACCGCTGGCAAGCCAACATCGATACTCGGGTTCAAGATCCGCAGAGCGAGTATTACGGCCATCCTGAAATGTGGTCGATCAGCCCGACGACCGGCGGGGCGCCATACAAAGTACACGATAGCCGGCTGCACATGTTTGACGGTGATTCGCTCCCCGACATGCTGCGCCAGAATAACCAAGGCTGGGGCGCGTCCGTGCTGCAATCCGGCATAGATCAGCTTACGCGCTGGGGAATGGGCCATCAATGGGCCAACATGCTGCTGGAGCGCTCACAACAGGCCGTCCATGGGATTCCGAACCTGACGCAGATACTCAACGCGCCAGGCGGCGAAAAGAACGTCCAGCGTCGGGTTGACGTGGTTGACATGGTGCGCGGCATTCTCAACACGGTGGTTATCGACTCAGCCGAGGCATACAACGTAACAACCCAGTCCATGGCGGGCGTTCCTGACGTGCTGGATCGTTTTGCCGAAGCGCTGGCCGCAGTGTATGGCTTCCCTATCTCAAAGCTCATGGGGCGCGCTCCTGGCGGCCTCAATGCCAACGGCAAGGGTGATGCGGACAACTGGGACGCGCGCATGAAGGCGATGTGGAATGATCAGCTGCGCAAGCCGCAAGATCGGCTCGTCACATACCTGATGATTGCCAAGAACGGCGAGGCGCCACCATACAAGCTGTGCATGAAGCCGCTTACGATCCTGTCCGACGCAGACCAGGCCGCAATTGACAAGACGCGGGAAGAGGGCAAGAAGATCAAGGCGGAAACGTCCGAGATTTACGCCAACCTGTCGATTATCACCCAGGAAGAAATCCGCAACACGATTGCGAACGATTACGAATTGGCGCCCAAATCAACGCCAGATCCTGCCGGCCTGATTGAGCAGATCAACGCGGCCGATAAAACGAGCGTGACAGAGTTCCCGAATGGCTAAGGCGTGGCTCTATCCGTACGCACAGGAAAAACAGCTAGAGCGTGAGCTTATGTTGTATGTGGACGACATCACGTCGCTTGTTGACGCGCTGCTCGTCTCCAACATGTCGTATTTCCTCAATGCCGCGCGCACCGATGCGGAATCGAGCGAGGAAGAGGAAAAGAAGGATTGGAGCGAAGAATTGGCGCTGCTAATTCTGTGGCTACTGATGCGCGCGAACCTGTTCGATTCGTCGTATATTTACCACATCGCACGCAATATCTCCGCATACAACACCTACCAGTTTCAGCTGGCGGTGAATGCCAAGCTCAAAGTGATCCCGAATCTCAACGAGCCCGGCCTGAACGGCACGCTGTCGCAGTGGGCTACGCAGGTAGCGGAAATCGCCAAGGCCAAGGTAACCGAGTACATTAAGACGGTAGAAGCGGTTATTCGCGGACAGGCAGGAATCGAAGGCACGAAGAAAACCGCCGCCGACATCATCGCCAAGCGCAAGACGGCGCTCGAAGGGCAGATCGTTTTCACATCGGTCAATGAGACTGGCACGCTCAACAGCCAACTATCGCGCTCCCGCCTGCTCGGGATCGGTGCGCTATCCTATATCTGGACAACGCAAATGGATGAGCGCGTGCGGCCACTGCATGCAGAGCGCCAGGGGAAAATGTTCTCGTGGAAGGTGATGCCGTCCGATGGCCATCCGGGCATGCCATTCCATTGTCGATGCATTGCCACTCCGATTCTGGAGTTTGATTACGAGGGGCAATTCCCTATCTCGTCGTCCAAAATAGTCGAGTTGCTGCAATACCAGCGCGGCGTAACGCGCAATCAGCGGCAAGAGCGCGATCCGGACTATATGGCGGCCCTGCGCAGCGGCAAGCTGACTCCAGGCGAGATTACGACGCTCAATGCAGACAAGACGCTTGCCAAGCGCCGCATCAATGACCTACTGACTTCCGGCCGGCTAACCAATGCGCAGTTGCAAGAACTCTACAGGAAAGGTCGATAATGGCCACGCGCGTACTCATCACAGACAGGGATAGAGGGCTAATCAAGATCCTCAAGGGATTGCGTGAGCTTGACGGCAAAAAGGTCACTATCGGGCTGCATGACGATTTGGGCGTGCATCCTGGCGCCAACAACAGCGAGCATTTGACTTACGCGCAGATCGGCGCCATTCAAGAATACGGCGCACGTCGCACGTTCTTGGACGGCAAGCCAATCTCGATCCCCTCGCGCCCGTTCACGGCTGTATCGTTTGACAAGAACAAGACGCAGATTGTTCAGTGGATTAAGAACGGCATCAGTGCCGGCATGGCCACTGGCAATTTCATCGTGCAGATGAAGGGGGTAGGTGACGCGCACGCAGGCTATCAGCGCGACATCATGGACAAGTGGACTGATCCGCCCAACTCGCCGCGCACCATCAAATACAAGCTCAAGGACGATCCGCTAGACTGGACAGGAGCTATGATTCGCGCAGTTAAAGCGAAGGTAGAATAGAAAAAGGCCCATTACGGGCCTTTGTTACTTTGGCGATGCTGGAACCTTTCCCCGGTCAAGCTCACGTTCCGTAATCCACTCGGCGCAGATAAGGTGGCCCTTAGTCATGCCGTACATGACTGCCGCCATCACGCGGAACTCAACGCCCAGGTGTTTGTTCTGCTCAGTCTGCATGTATTCCTGCGCAATGCTGATGATTTCTTCTGTTTCCATTATTTACCCTCCGCTTTAGCAATCACCGCATCGCATTCGATCACCAGCTCACGCAACTCCAGCGACTGCATGGCGCCATGGTCGAGGCTGTAATCGTCGTCGCATAAGCGCGTTATGGCGAGCAGGCGTTTCAGCGTGTCGAGCAGTTCTGGTGCGTTCAGCATAAGCGCAAGATGTTCTGCATCTGGCTTATACGTGAATTCAGCTATCTCTATGCCACCCAAAGTATTGCGACCCTCACAATCAGATACTTCCGGCGTATGAATAAGAAGCTCAGCTTCAGTCCATGCCCAAGTGGACATTTTGATTGTCATACGAATCCCCATGCACGTTGCGCCGCCTGGACATCTCCAGGAACCACGTTCCAGCCGTTTTCCTTGAGATGGCGGGCGTAGATGCGATTGATCGCAAACATGTAGTAGAAGCCAGCAAAGCCCAGCGTCAGGACGAAGATGAGAGTCGGCACGAACATTCCGCGCAGGAGCGGCACCCACATGCCGAAAAACAATGTCGTCCACGAAAACCCGATTTTGACTTCGCGGGTAACGCCGTTCTTTTGAAATTTGATATGCATGATGTTCCTTGTTTAGTAAGATTTACCGTTTTCGAGAATGCGATTCTCTGGTTTGTGATCTTCACGTTGAGCGTTGTATGCGAGCTTTTCCACTACGGCGCCTCCCAAGTCCATCCCATACGCTCCGGCTAGATCGCAGATGCGAATCAAGGCATCCGCAAGCTCTACCTCGCGCATTTCCCGATGCGGCAACTTGTCATCCATCAGTTTTTTGCGATCCCCTTCCATGCTTTCGGCAACTTCAGAAACAATGAGCATCAGCTTGTTACTAAAGCACATCGGGTTATCGCGTGGGTCTACGCCTGTTTTTGGATCTACCCACCATGATGCCGCAGCACGATGACAGGCATTAACCATTTGATCTACACATAAATCCAAACTCATATTATTCCTTGGTTAATTTAACTGGCTCTAGCCAGAAATGGTTAGACGACTTTGATTGATACTGTTTCAATTTAACGCGCGCCTGCGCCCGCGTCCCTATTACTACCTCCTGCGGCTTACTTTGCTGCCACCAGATGGCACCACGATTACTTGCCATGATTACGTATGCGCGCATAAATTATCTTCACTATGGAATAAAACGTTGCACACAACGCTATGTAGACTCCAAAGATCATTGTCCAGGCCATGATGTTGATATATTCGTCGTACATCAATTCCCCTGTTTGATCGGATGAATCCAGAAATCCTGGCGAGGCTTCGAAACTTCCAACTCCAGCATGCGAATCTTGGCCTCCCGCTTCGTCGCAAATACTTCCATCGGATGAATGTAAATGCTGTCTTTCATCCGCTTACCGCACATCAGCACATAACTTTTCATTCTTTTTCGCCCCTTCTTGTTGGTGTGAATCCATTATGTTTCTTGGCAGAATAGGCGTCCAATTGACAATTTCTATCAAAAAATGCTTGACGATAGGATTTTCGTTTATAATCGACGCATGACAGTCCAACGCTACGACTATTCGGCATTTGAGGCCACCAAGACCGATGAGGGTTTCTTGGTGGATTCGCCCATTGTGGCGCGCGTAGGCATTCAGGATTATCGCAACGATGACGGCACCACGCGCCGCGAATTGCGCCTTCCGGAAGAGGTGTTCCACCCTGACGCGCTTGCATCCATGCGCGGGAAGGTAATCACCGTCGATCATCCGAAGTCGGGCCGCGTCGATTCCAAGACTGCGCACCGCGTCAATATCGGCACCGTATTAAGTCATGGCCGTCAAGAAGGCGACCATGTGCGCACAGATATCACCATCCATTCCCCCGACTCCATTGGCGACCGCCGCGAGCTTTCTCTCGGCTATACCGCCACGCTGGACGAAACCCCCGGTGAATGGAATGGGCAAAAGTACGATGCGATCCAGCGCAATATCCGGGTCAATCATTTGAGCGTTGTCAAGAAAGGCCGCGCCGGAGTTGCGCGCCTGAACATGGACAGCGACGAAGAGTTTTTCAACCAGCAGGAGCAACAACCCATGAACGTAATCAAAGTGAAACTTGATAGCGGTCTTGAGTATGATGCGGCTCCCGAAGTTTCGGCAGAGCTGCAAAAGCTCCGCAAAGACGCCTCGGACGCCGTTAGCAAACTCGACGCCGCTGTTGCCGCCAAAGACACCTTGCAAGCCAAGGTCGATGGCATCGCCGATCAACTGAAAACCGCCCAGGCTCAAGGCCGCGCCGATGCACTGGCCCGCCTGCAACTGGAAGCGACCGCCGCCAAGTTCAAGGTGGATTGCGCCGGTAAAGATGACCGCCAGATCAAAGAAGCCGTCATCAAGTCGGTGCGTAAAGACGCCGACCTGGCTGACAAATCGAAAGACTATATCGATGCTGCATTCGATATCTCGGTCGAAGTCGCCCCATCGGCCGCCATGGCATCGCAGCGCAAAGACGCGATGACGCACGCTGACGGCAGCAAAGCACCGCTGACCAGCGAACAAAAACGCCTCGACATGATCGCGCGCGCCACGAACAAGGAGCAGAAATAATGGCTATCCCGCAAAATACCTTCGGCCAATATCAAGACGCTGGCTTTGCCGGTTTGATCTACGATAGCGGCTTCCACGACACCATGTCGTACTCGGCTGAGGGCGTGATTCCCTTCGGTTCGTTCGTCAAGCTCGGCACCAACAAGGAACGCCAGGTTCTGGCCCCGACGACCGCCGCCGGCCAAGCCGCGCTGCTGATCGGCGTTGCCGCTGCCTCGTTCACCGTGGAGCAGGCTTACCCATCCGGCGCCGCTGTTGCTGCCTACGCCGCGACCGAAACGGTTTCGACGTTCAAGGATGGCCGCATCTGGGTCATGACGAACGATGCCGTGGTTGCTGGCGCTGTCGCCAACTTCGTTCTGGCTAACGGCACCGTGACCGATGAAGTGGTTGCGACCGGCATCGAAGCTTTCACCCAAATGACTGTTAAATTCGTGACCGGCACCACCGCCGCCGGCCTCGCCGTTGTGGAGATTTCGCCAAAATGAACATGAAAACTGAAAACATGCACTACGACGAGCAAGATTTGCGCATCGCCGAAAACAGCGGCCTGTTGCGCCAAGATGCCGGCGAAGCTGTCTTCTTCGCGCGCCAACTGGAGTACGTGCGCTCCAAGACCTACGATGTGCTGCGTCCCGCGCTGTCGGCATGGGACTTGTTCCCAATCGACACCAGCGTACCGGCCGGCGCGAAGACGATCACCTGGCGCCAGTGGGACATGACCGGCGCCGCGAAGATCATCGCTTCGTACGCCGACGATCTGCCGCACGCTGGCGTCAAGGCACTGGAAACCACCACGCCTATTCGCAGTATCGGTAACTCGTACGGCTATGACGTGCAGGATATCCGCCACGCGCAATACGCCGGCCTGCCGCTGGATTCGAAACTGGCCCTGGCCGCACGCAAGGCCAACGAGCAGACCGTCAACCGTCTGGCATGGACTGGCGATGCAATCTCGGGCCTGCCTGGCTTCCTGTCGAACACGAACATTCCAGCGTACGTGATCCCAGCTGACGGCACCGGCTCCAGCAAGCTGTTCTCGACCAAGACGCCGGATTTCATCATCCGCGACTTGAATGGCCTGGCCAACAGCGTGTTCACCGTTACCAACGGTACGCACCGCCCTAACGAAATCTGGATGCCGCTCGCGCAGTATGCCTACATTTCGAGCACGGCCCGCAGCGCCAACAGCGATACGACCATCCTGGATTACTTCCTGGCGAACAACCCGTTCATCGAGCGCGTTGTTCCGGTGCTGGAACTGACCGGCGCTGGCGCAGGTGGTGCGGATCTGGTTGTCGCCATCGAGAACAGTGCTGAGAACTACCAGCTCAATATCCCGATGATGTTCATGCAGCATCCCCCACAAGCGCGCAATCTGTACTTCGAGATTCCATGCGAATCGCGCTTCGGAGGTGTGACCATCGAGCGACCATATTCGATGGCGATTGGCTCGGGCATCTAACAGCGTGATGGCTGGTACGGCGTGAGCCGGGGAGCGGCCGTAGAAATATGGCCGCTTTTTTTAAATCCATCACAAACCTAAATCCATCACACAAAGGAAATATCATGCAGCTCAAAAATAACTCGGCCCGTCCTTACCATGTCGCCATGAAGTTGATTGCGCCAGGCGCAACCGTCGAAGTGCCAGATACCGCGATGGCCGACATCAAAGGTATCGCCGACCTGGAAGTGATCAAGGAATCGGCCCAGGTCGAGACAGTTGAATTCAAAGAAGTCGAACCAGAAGCCAAGAAGCCTGGCCGCCCAGCGAAATCGAAAGAAGAGGCTTAAGCAATGACCGCGCTTCAATTCTTCCGCATCATCGCAAAGCAGTTTGCGGACATGTCCGATGCGGACGTTGAGGCGTGGCTCGCTATCGCCCTGTTGAATGCGAATACCGCTTGCCTCGTTGGCGACCGGCTGGCATTGGCGCAGGCGCTGTACGCCGCCCATATGCTTTTCCTCGACGCCTCCAACAGTACTGGAGAAGGCGGGCGCGGCAACATCAAGATGGAGAAGGAAGGCGACTTGCAGCGGCAATACGGTTCCAGTGTCGGCGGCGATACATGGCTCGGCCTGTCGCCTTACGGCACGCAATACAACGACATGCTGTTAGGCTGCTCGGGCGCCGGCATCATGACGCGCTACGGCAACAATCCGCCGCTGTATATCGATGACGATTTCATGGGGAGCTATGGCTATGGCTATTAAGGCGCACGCATGAGCTTCCGCAAGATCCAGACACTCACGCGCATAGGCGCGGGAGAATACGTCGATGGCGTCTTTATCCCGGGCGCCAGCGTGCCTTTTACCATCCTTGCCAGTGTGCAGCCCGTAAGCGCTCAGGACATCATGACGCCGCCGGAGGGTAAGCGCCTGTCGGACTACGTGAAGGTGTACACCTCGACGCAATTACAGATCCTCAATGAGGTGGCGGGCCTGGAGCCGGATCAGCTGATCTGGCGTGGCCATACATACGAATGCACGGCCGGCGATGCGTGGCAAAACGGCGTGATTTCTCACTACCGCTATATTTTCTCGAAACTGAGCCAGCAATGACATTGCAAACCGATCTTTATGCGTTGATGCAGCCGGTTATCGGTGGCACGGTTATCTTTGCGGATCAGTCGGCGGCTCGGCCGGCATTGCCATATACGACGCTCAAAGTGATGTCGGTGCGCCGCGTCAATACCGATCATTACAGCGACACGAACGACGCGGGCGAACAAGAAGTAAAAGGCGACCGCGAATTCACCCTATCCGTGCAGCGTTTCCAGGCATACGGGCCAGATAGCGTGACTGATTTATTGCAGATCGTATCCGATAAGCTGCGCCTCACATCGGTAATCGATAAGTTTTGGGCTAAACGACTAGTGGCATTCGATACCGGCGCGGTAACAGATATCTCTGCACTGCTCGATAAAACGCAGATTGAGAAACGCGCGGCACTCGATATTATGATCCGCTACAAATCATCGCTGCTGGATCAAGTTGGCTATTTCGATACGGTGCATGTAACCGGAACGGATGACGGCGTTAATTCGCCAGAATATGTAATCGTGGCTTCTGTCTAATAGATTGTAGCTATAGGTTTTAGATGTATAATCCGATTTATCAATCAACATAACAGGACGATTCCCACATGGGTACTCTCTCAGACATTGTTTCCGTACAGATTGCCCTTAACACGGCAGCGGTACAGCGTGGGACGTTCGGCATTGCGATGATTGCCGCGCCGCTCACTTCCTTCTCCGAGTTGGTGCGCAGCTATACCAGCTACGACGCCACGAAAAACGACAACCTGCCGCCACAAGTGCTGGTTGCGCTGTCGGATGCCTTCGCGCAGACGCCGCACCCGACTACCGTTAAAGTTGGCCGCCTGACCGCCGCAAGCGCGATCATCACGCCGATTGACGCTGTTGCCGGCGCGGTCTACTCGCTCAAGCTTGGCACCACTACCGTGAGCGTTACAGCAGCTGCCACGCCAACCACCAGCACCATTGCAACGCAGCTCGCCGCCGCGATCAATACCGCCGCGCTGGGCGTTACGGCTACCGCGACCGCCGCCAACGTTTCGTTGGTCAATACTGGCACCGTTGTACCGGTCACCACGTTCAGCCGCATTCAGTGGGGCGCGATTACCCCAGGCGCCGGTTCGCTGGCTGCCGATCTGACCGCTATCGCGTCCGCTGATAAAGCATGGTACGTGCTGCACATGGTTGAGCGCACCAAGCAGCGTATCCTTGACGCGGCTGCATGGGTCGAAGCAAACGAAAAACTGTTCATCACGGCTACCGCCGATGCTGACGTGCTCGTGCCAGGCACTACGACGGACGTAGTTAGCACGCTGCAAGCAACGCAGTACTTCCGCACGGCGATCATTTACGCATCCAATGCCGCCACGGAATACCCCGACGTTGCTTGGGCATCGCGCGTGCTGCCAATCCAGCCAGGCGCCGAAACGTGGGCATTGAAGCGCATTGCCAGCGTGACGGCCGACAACCTGAGCGCCACGCAAAGCACGACGATCTACACCAAGGGCGGCAATACCATCGACACGTATGCGCCTGCCCTAGCGCTGACCCGCAACGGCAAAGTCGCAGCCGGCGAATATATCGACGTGATCCGCTTCCGCGACTGGCTCAAGGATCTGATCCAGACCAACATGGTGCAAATGTTGGTCAACCGCGACAAGCTCCCTTACACGGACGCGGGTATCAACGTGGCGCACACGAACATGAAAGGCTCGCTGCGCACTGGCCAGAATGTCGGCGGCATCGCTCCGGATGAATTGAAGGCTGACGGTTCGCAGAATCCCGGCTTCGTCACGTTCGCCCCGCTGGCCGCTGATGTCGATGACGTTACCAAGGCCGCGCGAACTCTGTACCTGACCTTCAATGCCCGCATTGCTGGCGCGATTCACCTTATCAACATTACTGGCTCGCTGTCGTACAGCCTGACCTAATAGGAGCATAAAATATGAGCGGCCCAGGCACTTATCAGGGAACTTACGCGGCTGAAAAAGTCGTGGTGGCAGTTGGTGGCGTTATCGTCAGCGGCTTTGGTGACGGCGACTTTATCACAGCAAAATTTGATGAAGATCGTTTTGTCAAGCGTGTCGGTGCGGACGGTGAAGTAGGCCGCTCGAAAAACGCATCGAAATCAGGAACGATTGAAATCGTCTTGTCTGGAACCAGTGGCGCAAACGACGAGCTGACCCGCTTGTTTAATCTGAATATGATTGGCGGCGTCGATGCAATCATTCCGGTATCGGTGGTCGATCTTTCGGGCCGCACGGTGCTTTTCGCCGGTAAAGCATGGCTGAAAACAGCTCCCGATGTCGTCTTCGGGAAAGAAATCAGCGACCGAACCTGGACTATCGACTGCGCCGACTTGTCTTACGGCGTAGGCGGTAACGGTTAATAAAAGGGGCTTCGGCCCCTTATTTCTGTAAGTCTCATTAGCCTTTACGGCTAGCATCAAATATGCGGTTATATCGTCTATAATCGCCATATCACCATCACACTAGGAATTAACAATGACCACCCGCGAAACATTCATCATTGGGAGTTCGGAGTACGCCGCAAGTAAAATCGCGCCGTTCGCTGCCAATGGCATCATTTTGAAACTGCAAAAGATTATCCTGCCGGCGCTTGGCGAGGTAATGGGCGATGGCAAGGACAAGAAAGCCGATGTTCTGGAAATGGACGTAAGCGCCATCTTTGGCGTGCTGTCATCGAAACTGGATGACTCGGTGATGTCCGATATCGTGCTGCCGATGTTCAAGCTTGCCCAGGTGGCGTGCCTTACCAAAGACGGTGAGAAGAAGGATATCAAAATCGACTCCGCATCCGGCATCGATAAAGTATTCGTGGACGCTGACGGCCTGGCCGAATTCTACGAATTGATCTTCGAAGTCCTGAAATACGAGTTTGGGGGTTTTTTCGCTTCGCTGGTGGCGCGCTTTGGCAACAAAGGTGGCGCCCCACTGGCGACTCAATAGACTTCGCCCGGGTAGGGGATTTGTCGCAGGAATTGCAGGATAAGTTCTGGATCTATCGCCCTATCCTGGCTGGAAAATGCACGATTGAAGGCGTTAATTCGGGAGAGGTGAGCATTGAGCAGGTTCTCGAATTGAATGCCTTGCTCGATATGTCCACCGCCTACGAACAATATCAATCGCATGTTCAAGAGCAGAAGTCGAAAACAAAAAAGTAAATAGGGATTAACGATGATTGTTAGGCAACTACTCACAGAGCTTGGCTTCCGCCTCGACCAAGGCGGCGTCAATGTGTACGTGACGACAATCAACAATATCCGCAATGCCGCACAGCAGGCTCAGAACTCGCTTGGTGCCATGTTCGGCGCCATTGCCACGCTCGGGGCGTTGAAGTCGCTTGCTCACGTTGCCGACGAAATGCAGTCGCTGGAGTTCCGCATCGGCGAGTTGCCGCAGACGGTAGGCAGCGCGGCAGACTCGTTTGACTTGGTGGCCAAGCACGCGATTGAAACGCGCCACTCGCTGGGCGAATACGCCAATCTGTACATCAGGATTGCCGGAGCGACGACGAAGTTTCTCACCACGCAAGAGGAAGTTGTTACGGTGACGGATACCGTTGCTAAGGCGCTGGTGATTGGTGGCGCCACGGCGCGCGAGCAGGCGTCCGCGCTGTTCCAGTTGTCGCAGGGCTTCCAGGCTGGCAAGCTCCAGGGCAATGACTTCAAGATCTTCATGGCTGCGATGTCGTCCGACTTCAAGAATAAGTTCTCGGAGGCGGCTGGATTCAGCATTGAGCAACTCAAGGAAATGAGTTCGCAGGGAAAGCTAACTGCCGAACTCGTCGCCCGGGCCTTGCTCAAGATCGCGCCACAGTTTGACGAATCGTTCAAGAATGTGCCGCTCACAGTGGGCGCTGCAACAGCCGTCATCGGCAGCAAGTTTGCATGGTTCATCGCCAAGCTGAATCGAGAGTCGCACGTCATCACGAATGTGGCATCGTTCTTTGTCGATACATTTGACCGCATTGAGGCCGGACTCAACAACATCGTTGACTTCTTTGGTGATGCGACCAAGACAGTAAAATTCTTCGGCATTGCCATTGCCGCTGCTTTGGCGCCGGCCGTGTTCCGCTTCCTGGCTGGATCCGTAATGTTCCTTGTGTCGCCTCTTGGCCTGCTGATTGCTGGCCTGATTCTTGTCGGACTGGCCATCGAAGATTTCTACGCTTGGATGCGCGGCGGGAAGTCTCTCTTCGGGCAATGGTTTGGTAACTTTGATGACGCAAAGAGAAAATTCCTGGAATATGAAGACACCATCACCGCTGTAAAGATTGCCGTTGTGTCGGCTGTCGCGCTGATGGGGCTGCACTTCGCCCAACTGGCGATCAATGCCGGTATCGCAGCGGCGCGCACCGGCCTTGTGTGGGCGCTGACCTTCGCAGAATTCGCTATCGCTGTGGCGACGAATGGCCTTGTCATCGCAAGCTGGGTGGTCAATACCCTGGCGCGCATCGGCATATTGGTGATTGGCTGGATTATCAGCTTCGCGCAGATGGCAATTGCGACCATCGCGGCCACATGGCCATTGCTGCTGATTATCGTCGCCATCGTCGCTGTCATCGCTGCTGCTTATCTGTTGTGGAAAAACTGGGATACCGTCATGGAGTGGCTGACCGCAGCCGCAGCCAAGGCATATGATTTCCTGTTCTCCGGCTTCGAGTCTGCCGGCATCAAGATTGCTGAGTACGCTAAAGGCATTTGGGATAGCGTCGCCGGCGGATTCTCCGCGATGGTTGAAAAAATCTCCGGCTACTGGAATGCATTCAAGTCGTTTTTCGGCATGGGCGTGACAACCACGATCACGGCGGCAGCCAATGCTCAGCAAGCGACCAATATTGCTCCTAGCACTGTGGCTGGCGCGGCATCTGCGGCCAGCGGCGTGCCAAGCTATGGCGCCGGCCCATCGCTGGCCGTGACTGTCAACCAAACGCTTCCTCCAGGCACTACGGCTGAAACGGCAGCGGCAGCGAAAGACGCCACCATGCAAGCGGCTCCCGATTCCTTTGCGGCATTTTCTCGCCAGATGGCACAGGCTTACTAATGTACGGCATCCTATTTGACGTTGGGCAGTCCAATACCACTTTCGAGGCGGCTCTAGCATCTATTGACCTGGACGTGACGATTGATGAGGGTCACGAATGGGGCAATGACATCACCAGCAGTCCTGTCGAATCTGGCGCGCCGATCACGGATCATATCCAGCCGCTCAACGATAAATTGAGCATTACGGGCATGGTGAGCAACGCCTCGCTGTCGGACGCCGTGTTGCAGGCTATGGACGTTGACACAGACCGCGTGCAGACCACATTCGATGCACTGCGGCAGATCAAGGAAGATCGCACGCTGGTGACCGTCTATACGCGTTATCAGGTGTACACGGACATGGCGATAGGCCGGATTACGATCCCTCGCAGCAACCAAGTTGGCGAAGCGATCCAGTTCAGCGTTGAATTCCAAAAGGTACGCATTGTAGATACGCAAACTGTCGATGTTCCAGACGGAATCAGCCGGAAGTTGGACAAGAAGGCTGGCGGCGCAGTGGCAAAACAATCGCAGCCGCAGAAGAAAGCCGGCGCGGTGGCCACTGGTGGAACCCAGGATAACGGCAGCATTCTTTCTGGCATCGGGCCTAAGCTGATCGACAAGGCGAAAAGCGCCATCGAATCTATTTCAAGCGGGATTAGTGGCATATGACGATTTTCTACGAGATTCCATTGATCGCGGGCTTCTCCGACCAAACGGCAGATATCACGCTGGACGATCTGCCGTACACCATCCGCGTGCTGTGGAATGAGCGCTTCGGCTATTGGTCTTTGTCGATCAATGAGCGTGACGGCGAGCCTATTCTCACCAACATCAAGATGGTTGCCATGTATCCGCTGGTGAAGCGCTACAAGCGCCTCAAGATGCGTGGCGAACTCTATTTTGTGCACCGTGGCGGCAAGACGTACCGCCCTGGCTTCGATGACGTGGGCGGGGAATACGGCCTGTTCTATTATTGGGATGAGGTTGCGCCGTCATATCCTAAGCCAATCGCGCCGAGGGTCTAGAGCATGGAGCTATACAAAATAAACTTTCCAAATGGCAAAATCTATATAGGAATAACAAGAAAAACAGCTGAATACAGATTAAAACGTCATTATAAGGTCCCAGAAAAAGATCGCCAACCATGTCAAAGAGCATTGCATAAATATGGATTAGAAAGCATACGCATAGAAAAGTTGGCAACATGTGATGAATGGGAATTACTGTGCCTTTCTGAGCGCGAAGCAATTGAAAAGTACGATACTTTGTATCCTAATGGATACAACATGACACTAGGTGGCGAGGGTACTTTAAAAACTAATCTTACTGGTGAGGCATGGGAAAAAAGAGAGCGTGAGAGAATCTCTGTGTACAGTAAAGCTCGGAGGGAATCAGATCCAGATGCGGCGAAAGAGAGGGATAGAGTTTCTAGAGAAAAATACAAAGAAAAAAATAAGGCGAAGCGCTTGCAAGATAGCGATAAAATAAAGGAAAAAGCAAAGCTATACAGGCTGAAAAACAAAGAAAAAACTATTGAATACTCTGTTAAAACAAAAGATACAAGGGCAATCTGCAAAGCAGAATACTATTCTAAAAATAAAGAAAAACTGAAGCAGAAGTCCTCAAAATACTACGAAGAAAATAAAGAAAAATGCATTGAGAGAATGAAAAATAGGTTGCTTCTGCATAGAGATAAAATCAATGCTGCGCGAAGAGTTAGAAGAAAGCAATTAAAGGAGCAAAAAAATGCTTTTTGATAGGGTCGCTCAGTTAATCGTAGGCCAGTCCGGCAAGCAAGGCATCCTCATCAAGGATCTGCGCTTTACGTTCAACATCGAAAAGACGGCATCGGAGACGCTCAACAAATCGACGGTGCGCATCTACAACCTGAATCCGGATAGCCGCAAGCTGGTGGAGACGCCGAACAACGCCGTGATCCTCAAGGCCGGCTATGCGCAGGACATCGGCGCCCTGACGATCTTCGTTGGCATCGTGCGCCGCAGTCTCACCGTGCGCGAGGGTTGCGACTGGATTACGGAACTTGAGTTGGATGATGGCTTGATAGCCTACCGCGATTCCAAATTCAGCCTGAGCTTTGCGCCTGGCGTAGCCGGTATTGATGTGCTCAAGGCTGTGGCGAGTAAGTTTGGGCTGCCTGTATGCCCTCTTCCTGCCGATATCGTCGCCAAGGCATATCCCACTGGATTTTCTTTCGTTGGCAAGGCCAGGGAGGCCATGGCACGCGTATGCGCCTATCTCGGTCTGGAGTGGAGCATACAGAATCAAGAAATACAGATCATCAAGAAAGGTGGCCACGTCAAGCGCACGGCCATCGTGATATCGCCGGAATCCGGAATGATCGGCTCGCCCGCGCTTGAAGCAAAGACGATGGGCGAAAAGGCCGCCGCCGCCCAAGGCATCACGACCAACAGTGCCGGCGTCGTTAAGAAGCAATCGGACAAGAAGCTTGCAAGCGGCAAGGAGCCGAAAGAGCGCCTGGAGATTCAAGGCTACCGCGTGCGCAGCTTGTTGCAGCCGACATTGCTCCCTGGTGGTGTCGTTCAGATCAAAAGCGCTGGCATTGATAATTTCTTCAAGATTGAAAAAATAACGCATACTGGCGATACGCAGGGGAAAGAATGGCATTCCGAAGCAAGTGTTCGTTTTATATAGGGTTATATGGCTGAGCAAACAGACGATTTCATGAGCAGCATTCGTGCGCTGATCAATGCCCAAATGCTCCAGATAAACACGTCTATCAATGGCGTGATTGTTGATTACGCTGGAGGTTTTGCCACAGTTAAGCCGACTGCATCCAAATCATTTGAAGATGGCGACAAGCTCGATTACCCCAATATTTACAAGGTTCCCGTTCGCTGGCCTAGCTTCAACGGCGGAAAGTGCGGCATCAAAGGGCCAGTGAAAGCGGGCGATCCTGTGCTGATCGTGTTTTCGCAGCAGGCGGCTGACGGATCGGACGACGATAGGCGCTTCGACCTCACCGACGCATATGCGGTGATCGTGGATAACTCGCAATCAGCGCTCGGCTCGAACAACGATGACATGGTGATGTGGTTCGGCGACGCCTATATCAAATTGACCGCTGCCGGCGCCCTGGAAATTAACGCGCCGGCCGGAACCAAGACCATCGCGCCGATGAATATCTATACCGGAGCCGTGACAGTGCAAGGCGTATTTACATTCCTGGCCGGCATGATCGGCTCGACGGCAAGCGGAGTGGCCACAACGATCAACGGCGCTATCAATTTCATTGGCTCGCTGACCAGCAACGGTAAGAATATCTCGAACACGCATATCCATACAAATTCTGGCGGCACTGGCAATGGCGGCCCTGTAGCTTAAAGGTATAATCCACGCATGACTAATTTAAACGACATTGGCATAGACGTGATTACCGGCGATCTTGAGATAGTCGGCCTGGATTTATACGTTATCAAGGGTGCGGATAGGGTTCGGCAGAATTTACAGATAAAACTGAAACTCTGGGTCGGAGAATATTTCTTAGATACCGAATTCGGAACGCCGTATCTTGAGTCGATTCTCGGCAAGCAAATCAGCTTATCCGGCGCCGTGGCAGCACTCAAGCGCTCCATTATGGAAGTCAATGACGTGAAAACGATTACGTCATTCAATTATTCATTCGACCGGGCAGCGCGCGCCCTGACAGTCGATTTTGAAGTAAGCACAGATTATGGATTGATAAGGATGAGCGTATGAGCCTGACAGAACAAGGATTTGAGCGCCCGCGCTTGCCGGAAATTAAGCAGCAATATGACGTGCTGGTAACGGATGCGCTCGGCCCTGTAAACACGAACCCTGACGCTGTTATAGGCTTGCTTGAAGGGATCTGGAGCGAGGGTATCGCCAACTGCTACGAGGCGCTGCAAGATACCTACGACTCCATGTATCCGAACACGGCCGAAGGCACGGCGCTGGATAACGCTGTGGCCTTCGTTGGTCTGGAGCGACTGGACGCGAGCGCCACGGTAACGACCGCCGCCGCGTATGGTGCCGAGGGAACACTCGTCCCAGCCGGAAGTATCGTCCACGCCGATATCGAATACTTCTCAACCAGCGATGTTGTGATCAGCCGCGCCAATGCCATTGATGTGACGCTGGAAGTGGGTACGGTGGCATCGCTGGGCGCCTATAACATGACCGTGGGCGGCACCAGCGTCACGTTCAACGCGGACGGCACGGCGACTGCCGCAGAGATTCTTGCTGGCCTAGCGGCTCTGCTCAACGCAGACCCCTTGGTGGCCACGGCGACGCCGACGCAATTGCGCATTTATGCGCTCGACGGCGTGTCGCCCTTCTCTGTGACGGCTGATGCAAAGCTCAACATCGTCAAGCGCGGTTCCCCTGTCGTGTTTGTGGCATCCGTGACTGGCGCATACGCCTCGCCGGCAGGTTCGCTGATCAACATCGATACGCCAGTGCTAGGATGGGATTCGGTAAGCAACCTGGTTGACGGGGTGATAGGGCGCGATGTGGAAACCGATGTCGCACTTCGCTTGCGCCATGCGTCCAGCGTGCGAGCAACCGGTTCGGCCACCGTCGAATCGATCAAGGCCCGCATGTTGGCTGACGTGGACGGCGTGACATCGATTGATATCACTGAGAACAGAACCAGCGTCACTAGCGCTGACGGCATTCCACCGCACGCATTCGAGTCGGTCATTGTCGGCGGCGTCAATCAAGACATCGCCAATGAACTTTGGCTTGTCAAGCCAGCTGGCATCGAGACTTACGGCAATGTCACGCTGACTGTGCAGGACAGCGCCGGAGACGCTCAGACCGTGAGTTTCAGCCGGCCAGTGTCGAAATACATCTGGATGAATATCGTTGTCTCACTCAATTCTGAGGAGCCACTTCCAGCAGGCGCGGCTGCGGCCATCAAGCAAGCGGTAGTCAACTATGCCAATGCGAACCTTGGCCCGGGCGATGACGTGCTGTTGCAACGCTTCTACGGCCCGATCTACGCCTCCGTAACTGGAATTGGACAACTCACGATCACGGCAGGCTCCACCACAACGAGCGGCGGAACGCCTGTCTACTCTACCGCCAATATCGCTGTGGCCAGGGCCGAAGTGGCATTGTTCGATGTGTCGCGCATCACCGTAACCGGGATCTGATATGGCGCTTGACTACGAGTCGATTGCAAAAGGTAGGCTGCCTAACCAGTTTATCGAGAAACCGCTAATACGAGCGCTGACAGGCGCCATGGTTGCGCCCCTGACTCTGGTTGAGCAACTGGCCGATGAGTTAAGGTCTGAACGCTGGATTGCTACGGCGGTTGGCGTACAGCTTGACGGCGCCGGCTATATCGTTGGCGAGCCACGCATGGGCCGAATGGATGAAGAGTACCGCGAAGCGATCCTTTTCCGGATCTTTATCAACACCTCCCAGGCAACGCCGGAAGACTTGATTAAAGCACTTCGCTTCCTTACCCATCCTGATGATATTCAATATATCGAGCAGTACCCCGCGACAGCAATTATGTTCACAGACGGCCCCGATATACCGTCGAACATTCAAGAAGTAATTCAGGGGCTTTCTCCAGCAGCGATCAGCGATGTCCCAGTGCTGGTGACATATTCTCATGTTCCACCGTTTAGATTCGGCATGTCGGCGCCGCCAGGGGAATTGTTTGTTAATTCCGATACGGCCTACCTGCAAGCAAATAGCTCCGATATTCAAGTTCAGGGCCAACCATCAGCCACAGGCGCTGACTTGGCCGGAGTGTCGCCAGGCGAACTAACAGCTGGCGGCATGTATATTGATGTTGGCGGCGCATATCTTGCGATAAATACTCAAAACTTCAATGTTATAATCGAGTCCGGAACTCACCTTACTGGCATATTTTCATGACCACATTTGCAGAAAATAACGTAAATTACGACGATGGCCAGGTTAATAACGTGCAGCCGCCAGACTCGACAATGGCAAACGGGTTTATTCCGCAGACAGCTAGTAGTCGCGGCCAACCGCTGGCGGCCGGCTGGCTAAACTGGATTTTCCGAACAATTTTTCGCCAGATCAATCGTGACAAAGTTTCAGATGCATCTGGCGTAGGGTTGTTTCCTTATGCCGATAGCGCAATTCGGCTTGAAGCCATCGACATGGCAGATGTTAATAAATACCTTGTCGCAATTGGATATAAGGGCGCAGCCGGCACGATTCATTCGCTTAAGGTTGTGTCTAGCGCCACACTGGCTCTCGGCACATCAACAGCAACGGGTAACCAGCCAATTACCGGCGGCGCCAATGTACGCGTTACCGCATATTCACGCACTATCGGAGATATTTAATGGCACTTACACCCTCACAAGAGTCGCAAGTTATCCAGCTGATTGCCCAAAATGCTGCTTTACTTTCGCTTGCTGGAAACGAAGCAACAATCACAAGTAAACTTGGCGCTACAAAAGTTAATCTTTCGCAGCTTGACCCTGCAAGCTCAATTGCGGATGACGATATATTCCTCGTCCGTCAAGGTGCCTTAGATAAGAGTGTAAGTGCTTTATTGGCAAGAGGTACGGGCCGGCTTATTGGGTTGCGAGTTTTTACGGCAACAGGCACTTACACGCCAACACCTGGAACTCAATCCGTTTACGTCGAGGCTGTCGGCGGCGGCGGGGCTGGAGGTGGCAGCTCTGCCACGGCCACTAATACTGTAAGTGCCGGCGGCGGCGGCGGGGCTGGGGGGCGTGCCGCCGCTCGGCTCACCACCGGTTTTTCTGGCTTGTTTATGTCAATTGGATCAGGCGGAACTGGCGTTGCTAATGCTGCTGGTGGCGCTGGTGGTCAAACTTCATTCGGTTCGTTGCTCATTGGTGGTGGTGGCAATGGCGCGCCACAGTCATCCGCCTCTATTCCCCCATTGTACTCGGCTGGTGGTAGCGGTGGCGCTGCGAGCGGAACGGCCGTGCAACTTGGGCAAAAAGGAGCTCCAGGCACGCTTAGTGCGCAATACGCCGCCAATATTAGCGTTTCTGGAATTGGCGGAAGCTCGAACTTTGGCGGCGGCGGTAATGCCTCAGGCGTGAACACGACAACTTCGGCGGCCGGCAATCCCGGCATCGGTGCGGGCAGTGGTGGAGGCGGTGCTGTTACTGCTGGCGCGAGTCAACCTGGGCAGCCGGGCGGTAACGGCGGTGCCGGAATGGTTCTGATTTATGAATACGCCTAAGGAATTAAAAATGGACTTTAATTTACGTTGGGCCGTGCTTGAAAACTTGGTCGTAATTAACATGATCATGTGGGAGGGCCAGGAAATAAGCCCTGTCGACTGGGCGTCAATGGGCTGGGAGGCCGTATTCCTTGGCGATCGCCCTGTCGATTACGGTTGGACCTACAGTCACGAAACCGGCGAATTTACGCCACCAAATTAAGAAAGAATCAAATGTGTAATAAAGAAAAAAATCCAATTGCTCCAGTGCCGCCAGCAAAAGATGGCGAATCATCCGCAACTACCAAGACAGGCGGCGGCAATCCGCCAAAGAAACCGCCAACGATTCGCCGTGCTTAACGGCGCATTACTGTTGATGGCGATTGCGGCTAACTACCGCAATCTGAAAATGCTGGCCCTGACTCTATTTGTTGGCGCCAGCGTTTTTGTACCTGTGCCTGATCACGATTATTATCTGTTTTACCAATTCTGCATGATGAGCGAGATTTGCGTCGCGCTACTCGCCTTCATGTTGCGCACGAATGCATCTACCAGCATTATCATGTTGTGCGTTATCATGGTGGCCATACACGCCATCGGCATGAAAATGGACGGATACCCTCCGTTCAGTCCATATCGACTTTTCATGCCATTACTTGAACACGCCCAGCTAGTCGCGTGCCTGCTTTTATCAAATCCGTTGATTCGGAAACTGAGAAATCATGAACCGCCGACTATCTGACCACGCTTTATCCCTCCTTCGCTTTTATATTGGTGGCAACGCTATTGTTGCTTGGTATAATGCCGTTAATGACTCGCGGTCACTGATTGCGCAAACGACAAATAATAGCGACGCGACAGTATTTATTTGGCTAATGCCGGTATTTGGTTTGTGCGTCGTAATTGACGTATTGATTAACGATGTGATGCCTAAGCGCTTTACTTGGCAACGAGCCCTTAGCCATCGCCATTTGTTATTGATAGGTCTTGGCGTATGTTATTTTGCGCAACCGTTTGTCAGCTCGATGCTTCACAATGAATCGCCTTTGAGGTTGTATTACGCCTGGAACACATCGATTATCTGCTTGGCCTCGTTCCTTGATGCCAAAAAAAGATCAAGGGAAGCACAATGCGGAATCTACTGCAATTGAAAAAAGCTCTATATGCCTGGTTCGGCGTCCTGTGGACTGCCACAGCATATGCAGCACAGAATAGCTTTACCGAAGGCATCGAAAGCATTCCTCTCAGGGCTATTGGATACGCTCTGATTCTTTCTTGTCTTGGCGGCCTTGCTGCCACTACGACAAAAATCACCAAAGCAGACGCAGTTATAAAAAATATCTGGATTGAGATATTCAAGGATATTCTTTGCTCAATCCTGGCTGGGACATTTATCTTTTGCCTCACATCATGGGCCGGCCTATCATTTTGGCTGCAAATCATTTTCATTTCGCTGGCCGGCTATTCAGGTTCTCGCCTTCTTGAACGTGGAATAGAGAACGGCTTGTTCCCATGGGTCGATAAAGTATTCGGCAATAGTTCAATTGCACCAAAACAAACTGAGGAAACGCCTCCATGAAAATATCCAAATCCGGCCTGGACATCATTAAATCATTCGAGGGCTTGCGTCTCAATGCGTACCTTGACACTGGCGGCGTTCCGACCATCGGTTACGGCCACACGCGCGGCGTCAAGATGGGCGACACCTGTACGGCAGCACAGGCTGAGGCATGGGCCATCGATGACACAGCAAGCGCTGTTGCAGCCATCAATGCGGCGCTCAAGGTTCCTGTCAGTCAGAACCAGTTTGATGCGCTCGTGTGCTTCACATACAACGTGGGCAATCAGGCATTCCGCGACTCGACTCTGCTGCGCCTGCTCAACGCTGGCGACGTGGAAGGAGCTGCTAATCAGTTCCCGCGCTGGAACAAGGACAATGGCAACGTTGTGGCTGGCCTGACTCGGCGCCGGCTGGCCGAACAGACCTTGTTTCGCTCGAAGCTATGACAGCATACGCCAAGCTCGCCATTGCCCTAGCTGTGCTGCTCGCCGGCTTCGCTGCTGGGTGGGTGACGCAGGGATTGCGCAAGGATGCTTCGATGGCTAAGTATGTTGCCGAACATACGGCAGCAGAAAACGCCGCAATCATCAAGCGCACGCAGGAAAACGCCGCGATTATCGATCAACAGACGGCTGTCAACGCTGTCATCACGAAAGCCAAAGATGAGGAAACTGCTCGCACTATTGCCGCTCTTAATCAGCGCTTGCGGCGCGGCGCCGGTATCTGTGCAGCCCCTGCCGGAACGCCCGTTGCCGAAAGCGCCAGCGGCAGTGATGGCGCCAGTTCCACCGGAGGGCTATTTCGTGAAGACATTCAGCGAGATTTTGCAGCGGGAATAGCGGCTTGTGAGGGCGCTGCTGCCACCGCCAGGGCTGCGCAATCCTTTATCCGTGCCAATGGCCTAGAGCCATAGGAAAAGCCCGACTAGCGGGCCTTTCCTGCGACTTAGCGCGTATGCCAGCGGCGGGCCGGCGTCCGGTTATTTTCCCAATGCTTTATAGATTGCAGTGACAATAATCCAAAGAGAAAATAACGCTAAAAACATAAGAAACGCTCCAAGGAGCATCAGGCCTATCACCTGCATCCCTAACGATAGTATATGCAACATCACATCTCCCTATGCGCTGTGCGCGGTGGTTAAATCGGGTTCCAGTCGTCGGCAGCCACGTCCCATTCCCGGCCATCACGCAGCACCATCAAGGCGATATTCACAGCCCGGTAGCGGTCGAGATTAGCACTGCGCGGCTCCTCCTTCATGATCGCTTCGAGCTCGGAGATAATCCAGCTCGTCGCAAATACGCTCACCTTCGCCTGCCTCGCTTCCTCTTCCAGCACTTGAACGCGGGCGCGGAGGTGGATGAGCTCGGGTGTGCGCGCATTCCACACGGCCCACATATCCAGCACACGGCCAGATGCGTATGTATCGCCATCGCGCCAAATGATCGCATCGGGGAAGACACTTTCGAACGCCGCCCGTTCATCCACCGCTTGCCCGTCCTGCTTCAGTGGCTCACCGCCCGCTGAAATATTGGCATCGGCGTCTTGCTCCAACTTGAGCATACGCTCGCTCCACTCCTTCGAGTAACCAGGCTTCACTGGCTCAGGGGCTGGTGTGGCGGTGCGGGAAAGTGCTTTTGTTGCCACCTCGCCTTCCCATGACTGGGAGTTGTTTCGAATTTCTTCGAGTGCCGAACGCATTTTATTCACAGGCGCTTGCCCGGCTTGCGTCACTTGAGCGGCGAGGGTTTTCCAGTGCTTGATTTCGTCGCGGTGGACTGCGTTTAAGGCGCGGGCTTTCGCCAACTCGGCTTCGGCTGTCTCGGCGCGCTTCTTCCATACTTCGCACTCTGCGGATGCCTGCCCGCGCCCCTCTGCCTCGGACAGCTTGGATTTGTGCCAACGGAACGCTTCTACCGACATTCCGCGTGGCATATCCCACGGGATTGGCAAGGGCGTATCCACGCTATCCGCTGCTGGCTGCTCGGGCGTGATGCTGGCGGCGTAGGGTGGAGAGGCGGGTTGATGGGCGCGTGCAGCTTGCCAAACTTTCCATGCTGACGGTATGCACGGCATATCTCCTCCAACTTCTCCCTGATACCACGCTTCAAATTTTTGTTGCTCATCCTTCCCCTGCTCAGGTGCGGGGCCGATGGCGGCGAGGCATATTTCAGCATGTGCTGACGGAGTTCCAACGTACATATGCATGATTTTTGTCAGCTCTTCACGCATCACTTCGTTTTGTTCATAGACGTTCATAATCTTTCACCTTGTAGGGGATGGGCGGTTATTTGGATTTAGACGTGGCCAGCAATGCGAGCATCGATAGACTCGTCTAGAGGAAGACGCCCAACCATAAGTTTTATCATCGCAGGGCCAAGAAGTGGGTGCGTTCGAACAAACCGATACCGCGCCGCGTCACGCGCATCCTCTTGCGCTGCTGGTGCTGCGCGCGATATCGCGTTAGCGATGCGAGGCGCCCACCATGCCGGATCGCCGATGACTGTCCCGGCCGGCATTTCACGCACCAAGTACTCGCGCAAGACCGCCACCAAATCAACAGCTTGGCCAACGGCTGGCGCTGCGCTGGCGGCAAGGATGGCGCGAGCGAAAGCGAAGATACCCGGCAAATCTTCGTCCTTTGCAACGTAGCTTGTGATTTGCTCGTAGATTTCCTGTATCTGCTCATCCGTCAGCATTCCCGTTTGCGCGGGAACCGTGCGCGCTTCGGCAGCATTGACTCGCGCATATAGAGCATCAACGCCCGCCGTGTTCATCGCTAGCGAATACATATTGATGCGCGCTTCGGCAGCGGCAAGCTTGGCCTCAAGATCGAGGATTTGGCGCTGCAATTCGGAAACGACAACTTCGGAATAGGCTTTGGCGCCGCGTGTGCCGTTCTCTGCCGCCCACGCCTCGTTGGTGTACACGTCCTCGTGGCAAACGCAATCTTCGCCCCATTCAATCGTGCCATCGGCTTCGGCGCGATAGTACAGCAGCGGCTCGATGGGCTTGAGCATCTGCTCGCTCGTCCATGCGATCAATCCGTCAGCGATGGCCGGCGAGCTGGGTTTGGTGGTCATGGTTATTTCCTCAAAATTGATTCGTTAAGGGAGACAGACTTTTCGAACTCAGCAAGCTCAATCACCATGTCATCGATAAACTTGTCATCGCGCAGCACGCGACGGCAAAACAGGGACTTACCGACACTGGCAAGCTGCGGGCAGAACATTACGAAGTCGCACCACTTGCGGCCCGTAATCCACATTCCACCTTGCATCTGGTGCATGTACTCGCTCATGTCTTCGGTGGCCCACATTTCGATAACGATTTCGGCGCCGACGAGAGACTTAATCTCAATCATGCCATCATCATTTACAAAACCGTCCGTGCTGTAGCCGAACAAGCGATCATCGGTGAGCACGACGCCCGATTCTGTGGCGACAAGGCCAGTTTCCACCTCATACGCAAAGCGCGCATCAGGCTCGATTTCCTGGCCGCGCTTCATTTGCCAGGAGTTGAACACTTCGCCGCACGGTTCTTTGCTGATCCGCTCGATTGCTACCTGCGCCGAATACAAGCGCCGCTTTGACGTTGCCAGACCTTTGGCAGTAGTCTCGACGGCATCACGGAACTTGCTCGCGGTTATGACGCCACAACGCGCCGCGTGCCATGCTTCGCTGCCCTGGGCTGCTTCAATGTAGATCATTCTGGCGCTCCAGCGTCCAGGCCAGCAACGAAATCGGCATCAGGTTCGCTTTCTACCGTGCGCGCCGAGTCGGCATCTGCTGCCATCGATTTAAAGCTATCGTGATACGAGGCCAGCGAATGGCGCCCCTCTTTTCCGGCAGTCGTCCAGAATTCTTGATACTTTGCGACACCACTCTTCGCCGCGTCTTTTGCCTGCTTGAGCAATTCATCGCTCGGTTCCGCCGATGTGGCAGCAACTGGCGCCGCGTGCGTGGCGTACATTTCCGCCCCCATGGATTTGCCTTCCATTTCTTCGGCGGTAGGAGCGCTGGCGCATTCGGGGAATGCTTTGCGCAGTGCTTGTGCCTCAGCGCACTTTGCAATCTGGCCGCGCGGGCGCTTTGCCCACATGGCATTAGGAGCGATCGATTTTTCCTTGCCTCCCTTGACTGCGTAGTTTTCGATCCAGTATTCGCAAACGGTGAACTCTGCCACCATGCCGTTATCCATCAGCTTCTTTGCGGTGACGCGGCACCATTCAGGATATTGGATTGGCTGGCCTCCCAAGGTCGCTTCGATCATGGGGCCGTATTCTGGCTCAGTCATGCCGGCAAACTTGCCGGTACGAGCTGCCTGCGTTCGGTACAGGTTGACGCCTGGCATAACCACGTCGCGCATCTTTCCGCTCTTGCCGTCCCACATTGGCACGATGTGGACGGGCTTCTGCATTGGGTCAAGGCCGGACGCTTGGCAGTATCCAAGTACCATGCGCACCGAACCTTTATCGGCGCCAGGGTACAGGGAATTTTGCAAGACCAAGATCATGTCTTCTTCGGCCTGCACAGAAAGTGCGCCGGGTTGGTGTACTGCTACGTTGCTCATTTTTTGGTCGCCCATAAAAAAAGCCCTTACGACGGGGGCTTTCGATTTCTCGAAAGTTGAACGCGCTGTTGGTACAGCGTCCCCCTGCGTAAAGGCACCAAGATTATTCCCGTTCAAAGGAAGCTCCATATTATCGGAAGGAAAAACAATCCGCAAGCTAATCTTTCGCCGCCTCCTTAGCTTGAGTTACAAACGCAATCAGGCTGCGCACGCCGCGCCCCTTCTTTGATATGCCGCGCACGATCCACAGACCAGTGCCGGGCCAGAAATCGACAACCTTGCTGCCTGCCCGGACAATCAGATGCGCATCAATGTTCTTTGACTCGAACGCGATGCCGGCAGCCTTAAGCATTTCCGCCGACGCTTCTCGATTGTCTGCGCGCTTCTCCTGCTTGAATCGCTTCAACGCATTGAAGTCGTCGCCCATGTCGCTCATGGCTCATCCTTAGCTGCGGCCATGCGCGCAACAACTTCGGCGTGAATGGCTCGGCTGTCCGACTGGAATGGATGGCCGTCGAAGCCGCCTTCGATATTCCAGTCTGCCGCCTGGCGATCGTAGATTTCAGCGTACAGCCGATCATACTCAGCGGCTTCCGCATCGTCGTCGCTCTCGCGCTGGCACTCTTTTCGCAGAAAGCCGGTGTCCAGGACTCTCATGGCGCTATCCTTTCATACTCAGCGTGCAGCAGATCATGCGCAGAGTAGTCGCCCACTGCATACTTGTTGATGATTTCGCCCAGAGCCGCGCGCGCCTTTGCCCGCTCCTGCTCTACGGCGCGCTGGTGGATGGCCCAAAGCAAGTCGGCAAGATCGCCCTCGGCATCGGATGCATTGTGCGAAAACTCGTTAAGCGCAACACGCTGATCTGCCACAGCACAGTGCGTGCAGTCCAGATCGTAGCTGCCGGCCGTCTTGCCAGAATCCTGGCACACGGTGCACTTAACCATTCTGCTCTCCCAGCGCGAGGGCGGCGCGTGCATGAATCAATGCCATCCGAGATTGGTGGCGCTCTTCGAACGTATCGTTGTTGCTGCAAAACGCGTCATCCAGTATTTGCAGCGCCTCGCGCAACTGATACCGTTCCTCCAACAGCTTGACGACATCACTCGCCAGGTCTTCGCGGATGCGCAGGAAGTCGCGTTGCTCGATTGCGCTCTCTGCTTCGCGTTGCAGGTTTTCGTATTTGGTCATTGCGAGTCTCCTAATTTGAGTACGGCGCGTGCGTCGAGAACCGCAGGCAGATTGCATCCTTCGCCGCCAGTCGCGTCGTAATACCAGCATTCAGCGCAATCTGCGGCGGCTTTTAGCGCCTCGCGCAGCTGCTCGCGCTCGGACAGAAGGGCGAGAATGGCGGCCGGGTTGGCGGCGCAAACAAACGAAGTATTAAGTTTTGCTTGGGGAACGCGGCTTCCTGAGCCGGCAATAGTAACGCCGCGAAAGTAAACTGTGTCTCCATCAGGGGCGACGATTGCTCCCCACTGATCTTCTTTCCATTCTGGCGTAGCAGCTTCCGCCGCCTCTTTCAATTCTGCGTACTTGCTCATGGCTCTATTCCTTGGTTGTGGTTGGGAAGCGCTCAAGCCACTGAAAAGCCCAGCGGCCGAAACGATAAACTTTGCGGAACCCGTTACGCTCCGAAAACATCACGGGCAAATCCCGCTCGATTGCAAAGCCGGCGCCAGTTCCTTTGCCGCGTCTGACACAGAACCCGCCAGGAGTCCGCCACGCCTTCACAGCGGCACCATATCCGCGCGCTCAACCCCGAACTCTGCGTCGAGCATTAGTTTCACTCCGCGCGAGATATCGGCATATTTTTCAGTTTCTTCTTTGCTCAAGAAGCCCTGATCACCAGGCTCAGCATAATCGCCTTGAATCACGATGCGATCACCGGCCCATCGCCCGATCAGGTCATGGGGTTCTGCGTCACCGCTGCCACGTCCATTACTGTTCGCAAGCAGCAAGAACAGCGCTGTAGCGACTGATTTTTCGAAGCCGACTTGTTCCATCAGCTTCAACCCATTATCCAGTCGATGTCCGTGCAGCATTTCTCGTTTGTCGATGTTGTAGACTTTGTGATATTGACCCATGATATTTTCCGTTTCAGATTAGATTGGCAGGCTGGCGCGCTCAACCACCCCAACGAGGATGAGGCAGAGAGCGAGGCCCAGGTAGGCGATGCGTTCGGCGCGGGTCATGCTGGCACCACGCCAAAAGGTTGCTCACTTTTGCTGGTTGAAATATGAGCAGCTATTTCGGCATCACGTTTATCGCGCCATTCGTTAGACATGATTGCATCATCAAATTCAACGGCAGACATAGTTTTGTCTTCGTCTTGGCATTTATTGTTGTTCATAAATTACTCCATAAATACGCCGCCAAACAGGCGAGCGGAAAGGTGATTAGGATGATTCTGGCGAAATTAATCATCGCGATGAGAAAAGTCAAAAATATTTCCGCGATTATCTGAATACCACAATATCGTTCCCCTATCGGCAAAAATGCGATCGATAGCGGCATTCAGGGATTCTTGCGCTATCACGTCTTGCGATGCATTTGCCATTTGCAGCGCTTCATAACCACCCATGCCGGAAGTGAAGCCACGGGAAACTAGCATTTCAGGCATGAGCCCGTAGCCAGGTGGCGATTTAACTATGCGATACATCTTGCTTCTCCTTGTTGAGCGAGTAAATCCCGCAGCTAACAGCCACTTCTCCATCGTGAATCAGCTGCCACAGGTACACGGCCATGTTCGTCATCAGGTGACCGCTCATATGAACGTGACGCTGGATCGTCTGGATATCGCAGTCGCCCATTTCTTCGAGCGCGTTGATGATGCCTTTTTTCGTGCACATTATCCGCCCACTCCCCAATCACCATCGTTGCCGCCATTGATGGCGAGGAACTGGCGGCGGGCCTTTTCGCTGGCTGCGGTCGGGCCAGCAGGATGCACGATGAGCGGGGAAAGCAGCTTGACGAAGAAACGGTAGATCATGTCGGGCTCCTGGTTGGTGGTCGGCGCGGCTCTGCGTCGATGAGTGAACTATAAAACGATGCTGCAATGATTGCAAGCGTTTTTTCGCACATTCATAGCTAAATATATTTTCGTCGTGGTATTGCTTTCAACTGCATACATGTCTACTATGTGTCTATCCGCAACGGATTAACTCAACAAGGAAAATATCATGGCTGCTGTAAAAATCCCGATGACAAACAACCCGGTTTTGCTGAACCACATCATGCAAATCAGTGGCGCCAAGAACGATGCCGCCGTGGCGCGCCTGCTGGAAGTGCAACCGCCAGTCGTGTCGAAAATACGCGCTCGCCGGCTGTCGTTCGGCCCGACACTGATTATCAAGACACACGAGGTTACGGGCATGCCTATCGCTGACATCAAAGCTGTGCTGTACGGAGGTTGAATGACCATCAAGCGCCCCTTCATCCTAGCCAATGACGCTGTGCGCCAGCGCGTGGCAGAGTTTGCGCTTAAGGAGGCGCCGACAGGGTGGAAAGTCGTGTTCTCGCCAGCCGGCCGCAATCTCGACCAGTCGGCCAAGTTTCACGCGATATGCGGCGACGTGGCGCGCCAGCATCCTTTTATGGGAAAGCTGCGCACGCCGGAAGCATGGAAGGTTCTGTTCATTTCCGGCCACGCTGTTGCGACGAAAGAAGCTGTAGAACTTGTGCCTGGCCTTGAATCGGAGTTCGTTAATATCCGCGAGTCGTCAGCTGCAATGAGTAAGGCGCGCATGGCTAGCTTGATCGAATACCAGCTTGCCTACTGCGCAGAAAACAACATCAAACTTTCGGAGGGATCGAAATGAGCGCCATCCTGTTCTACCACACCAAACTAGCCGCCGATCTGCAAGCGGAGCTGACCATCGGCCGCGCACAGAAGCGGGCGCGCTCGCTGATCGTCAAAGCTGATGTCGATTGGCGGATGCTGCTCGTGTTCATCCGCTACCGTGATCGAGGGCTGCGCTGATGGGCCGCATATTGATTGCCTGCGAATATTCCGGCCGCGTGCGTGATGCTTTTGCGCGCCGTGGACATACCGCAGTATCGTGCGACCTGCGCGCGACTGAATCGCCACATGGGTGGCATGTGCAGGGCGATGTCTTGCGGTTGTTGGACAAAGAGTGGGATTTAATGATTGCACATCCATATTGCACATTCAATACACTATCTGGCGTGCAATGGCTATCTCATCCTGACGACAAGATGCTTCCATTCGAGCAGCGTCGGCGCCACCCTCGATATCCCAATCGCCTTGTGGACTTTGAGGATGGCATTAAATTCTTCAAGGCTTTCCAGGATGCGAACGTGAAGCGAAGCGCAATCGAAAACTCTCAGCCGCATGGATTAGCTATGAAACGACTCGGTCGCTACTCGCAGATTGTGCATCCATACCATTTCGGATGCCCGGAGTCGAAAGCGGCGGCTTTGTGGCTTAAAAACTTACCATTGCTTGTTCCTACGCATAGCAAGTCTGATTACGAAAAGATTTACCAATCTTGCTGGCGCATGGGGCCGGGGCCGAATCGTGAGCGTGAGCGTAGCCGTACTCACAAGGAAGTCGCGGAAGCCTTCGCCGAACAGTGGGGCATCCTATGCTGAAACGCTCGCCCCTAGTCCGCAAGCCTGCTTTGGTGAAGGAGCCGAAAGTTCGTACTCGCAAATGCGCGGTGAAGGATTGTCGCAAGTCGTTTGAGCCGCGAAGCATGACGCACAAGGCATGCTCTCCGGAGTGCGCGCTATCTCTGGCGGCGATTGAGCGTGAAAAGAAGGATCGCCAGGTGACACGCAAACGGCTGGACGCACTCAAAACACGCTCAGACTACCTTAAACAGGCCCAGGCGGCGTTTAATTCCTATATTCGTGAGCGAGATAGGGAATTGCCTTGCGTGAGCTGTGGGCGCTTCCATGATGGAGCATATGATGCGGGCCACTACCGCAGCGTTGGAGCAATGCCAGCACTTCGCTTTCATGAGCTGAACACTCATCGCCAGTGCGTACCATGCAACCAACACAAGGCCGGCAACATCGTGGAATACCGTCTTGGCCTCATCAAGCGCATTGGCCTGGCCATGGTCGATTGGCTGGAAATGGATCATCCGCCAGCTAAGTACTCGATTGAAGAAATAAAGCAAATCCGCGCAACCTATGTTGCAAAACTTAAACAACTCAAGGAGTCATCATGCTAGATCAAGTTTTCATGTTCATCGGAATCATCTTCGTCATCCTGTTCCTCGCCATCTTTTTCGGCGGAAAGATGAGCAAGAATTGGGGCGTCACTATGACCAACACCAAAACAGGCGAGGTCAAGAAATACGGCCCGCTCAAAGACGATAAGTAACCATGCGCGGCATGATCCCACTAACCGCCTTGGTAGGCACTGCCGAGCCGCTCAACCCCGCTCAGGTGGCTTTTATCGCGCGCCCTGGCAAGTCGTGCGCCTCCTGCCTCTTCCGCGATCAGCGCAGCGCTGTATGCCGTGCTGCTGGCGAAGAGGCGGCGCGGCGCCAGATCGATGATTGCGAGCTGGGCGTTGTGTACGTCGCGCCTGCTGTGGACGAAAGACAACAAACCATATTCGAGGTCTGACCATGCCACCTCCAGGATACAAACAGCAAGTCCTTGCCGTGCTCCCTGCCACATCGGCCGAAGTGATGCTCAGGGCGCACGTATCGACATCAACGGCGCGGCGCCACATTGCAGCGCTGCGCAAACAGAAGCTGGTGTACATCAGTGGCTGGATACGCTCTGGTGGCGCCTTTGCAGCAATCTACTCGCGCGGCGATCTGCCTGATGCGCGCTGCCGCCTGAAAGCCGAAGGGCATGCCGTATGGGTAAAGCGCTGCCGTAAAAAGCAGATAGAGGAAACTGGCATCTGCCTAGCCGTCGAGCGTGACAAGGCCAGGAAGCGGGAAGAACGTCGGCTCAAGCGCAAAGAGCAGACGACCTGGCTTTCCGCACTCGGCCTGTGACTGTTGTATCTGCGCCGCAAGCTTGATAGTTGTAAATTGTGCTTGCGATAAATGTGTGACTCAGCAATAATGTCTCAACGGCGTGGAAACCGGATCAAAAGGATTATTCGAGCCACTAGGCTTGGATTCTGTAGGGAGCAAGGGCTAATCCGTCTTGCGATCCTTTTCCACCAGAATCCAGACCTAGTGGCTTTTTTGCGTTCTGGCTTCTGCGTCGTAGCACTTACTAGATTCCCCAGGGTGCACTGCGCGAACACGGCAGGGGGTGGCTACAGAAGATCGTAGTTGGCTGAAAAGCCGGGGTGTGTTCAGGGGTAGTGTCCGTGGCTCGTCGCATAGGCAGTACCAAGCTCTTTATTCTCCTTGGGGGGTATGGGGGGCTATGGGGACGGGAGCCGGGTCTGAGCGCTAGGCAATAACGAAAAACAGAAACTAAGGACTACTGATGAAACTAGCAATCGCTGATGTAAAGGTAAAGACTGATCCGCAAGGACGGTTCTCACTGAACGACCTACACAAAGCGGCCGGCGGAGAAAACAAGCATCGCCCGTCGCTTTGGCTGGAAAACCAACAAACGCAAGCCTTAGTGGCCGAGCTGGAAAAAGCAGGAATTCCTGCTTTTGAGTCGAAGCAAAAACAAGGTACTTTCGTGTTGAAAGAGCTTGTCTATGCTTACGCAATGTGGTTGTCGCCTGCATTTCATCTGACGGTGATTCGCGCCTTCGACGCTATTGCTAACGGACAGCTCGAAGAGGCCGCCCGCATTGCATCGCGCCAAGCCGCCCGCCTGGAAGCGCCATTCCTGACCGACGCAATCAAGCATCGCCGCGAGATTCAAGGCAAGGCCATTGCGCACTACCACTACTCCAACGAATTTGATCTGGTCAACCGCGTGGCTCTAGGCAAGTCGGCCAAGGAATTCCGCGCCGCCCACGGTCTGAGCGTTGACGACCCATTGCGCGACCATCTGACCAAACTGGAAATCGCATGCGTCCAGGCGCTGCAACGTGCTAACACTACCATGATCGACATGGGCCTTGACTACGAAAAGCGCAAAGTCGAGTTGCACAAGATTTACGTCACCCGCCATTCTGCGGGCCTGCTGGCCGAAGTGAAAAGGATTGAAGCATGAGCCCTGTAGACGGTTTTGATTTCGGAATTGACCCAAACCGAAATAAGCGGTTGGTCTGCTGGTTTTCCTGCGGCGCTGCATCAGCTGTCGCTACTAAGATCGCCATCACTGAAAATGCATTGGGCGCCAATCTTCCAGTTGTAGTTGCTCGCTGCTATATCGAAGAAGAGCATCCAGACAATGACCGGTTCGCAAGCGAGTGCGAAAAATGGTTTGGCGTGCCGATCACAGTTTTAGAAAGCAAAAAGTATGGGCACTCCATTTACGGAGTGTTTGACCGCGAAAAGTACATAGTCGGAGCAATGGGCGCTCCTTGCACGCGCATCCTTAAGAAAAAAGTACGTGAGGATTTCGAGCATTTTGGAGATAGACAAGTATTTGGATACACATCGGATGAGCAAGACCGCCTAGATAAGTTCATCGATGCTAACAACCATGTCGATATTTGGCCTGTTCTTATAGATGCTGGAATATCTCACGCTCAATGCTTAGCAATGGTTAAAAGTACAGGAATAGAGCTACCAGCAATGTACAAGCTTGGGTATAGGAACAATAATTGCATCGGTTGCGTGAAGGGCGGCGCTGGCTATTGGAACAAAATTCGAGTTGATTTTCCTGACGCGTTTCAGCGCATGGCGAAGCAAGAAAGAAAAATTGGCGCGACGATCTGCAAGGAAAAAGGGGAGCGCGTTTATTTGGATGAGCTCTCTCCAGGCGCTGGAAATTACAAAGCAGAGCCAGAAGTTGAGTGCGGCATATTTTGCGAACTGGTCGAATCGAAGTTTTCCATAGGAGAAAAAGCATGACAGCACTCCCATCCTGGCTCCCTCTCCCCGAGTGGGAAGCTTTCGTAGCAATGCGAAAGAAGCAAAAAAAACCTATGACCGAGGGCGCTGTAGAGCGAATGATTAAGAAGCTCGATGGTCTGCGCGGCGAAGGTGAAGACTTGGGCGCCGTCCTAAACCAGTCGGAGGATAAATGCTGGCTCGACGTGTTTCCCGTAAAGCCGCAGGATCGGCGCCAAACGGCCCGCAGTGGGCCTGACATGAGCCGCCTGGGTAAAGCTGGGCAGGCAACCGCAAACAACGCCATGGACTGGCTTGAGGGGAATTGATGCTGGATGACATCGAAACCAAGCGCAAGTTCGCCGGCCTGATGACGGGCCTCAGCGACTACTACCGCCAGGAAATAAGCAAGTCGGTGCTGTCGATCTACTTCCGCGCGCTTAGGCCATACGAGTACGAGGATATCGAGCGCGCCGTCGATGCCCATATCATCAATCCCGAGACGGCCGGCAGCTTCATGCCCAAGGCCAACGAGATATCCAAGATGATCGAAGGCAGCACGACCGATCAATCCGCTATCGCCTGGTCAAAGGTTGACGGCGCAGTGCGGCGCGCCGGCCCGTACAAGGACGTAGCCTTTGATGACCCAATCATTCACCGCGTGATCCAGGACATGGGGGGCTGGGTGCTGATGTGCGGCCACGATGATAAGGGCTGGCCGTTCGTCGGTAACGAGTTCAAGACGCGCTATAAGGGCTACAGAATGCGCGGAGAGGCACCAGAACACGCGCCGGTTCTAATTGGCATGGCGAATGCGCACAATGAGTCGGAGAAGACTGGCATGCGCTTCCTGCCGGTTCTGGTGGGCGACGAAGAGAAGTGCAAAGCTGTCATGCAGTCCGGTAGCAGCGCACCACTGTTGCAAATGCGCACAGTCCAGGAACTGGCGCCGGACGTGAAACAGTTGGCCGAGTAGTTCCACAAACCAAACACTTAAGGGGAATAGGATGCATACAGCAATGGAAATCTTGGTGTTTTCGGTGACGTGCGGAATTGTGGCAGGCGTATGCGTGTTGGTGGGAGTAATCGCCGCCATCCCTCTGTTGTGGCTAATTGAGCAATGAAGCCCTGCCTGTCCTGCCAGCATCTGAACCTGCGCAAAGTCACCCGCCAGCAGGCCGCCGCCGGTCACTACTACTGCGACCGTCACGACAACTACCAGATACCAGCGATAGGGTATAGCGAGTGCGCGGAGGTGGTGCGGGCGGGGGATGATGTTGTGGCGAAGAGAAAAATATGGATAAATAACTTGCGTAAGTAAATTACGTTTGCTATGATGATGTTCATGGGCATCGCATACCACGAAGCAGGGAAGGAAAGAAGATCATGGCTCTAACGAATGAGAGGTTAATTGAATACGTTGACTATGATCAAGAGTCAGGATTTTTTACAAAAAGATCTGGCCGCAATAAGGGAATTCGACTTGGAAGCAAGACTGAAAAAGGCTATTTGGCGATAACGATAGATGGCAAGGCTTATCGTGCACATCGATTGGCATGGATGTATGTTTATGGAAAAATGCCCGTTAATTTAATTGATCATATAAATAACATAAAAGACGACAATAGAATATGCAATTTACGTGAAGCAAATCTGGCTCAAAACGCAGGAAACATGAAATTAATGTCTACAAATTTGCTTGGTGTAAAAGGCGTTTCTTTCAAGGCTGGCAAGTTCGTAGCATGCATTATGGTATCTAAGCAAAATATTTACCTCGGTCGTCATGAGACAGCAGATGAAGCGGCGCATTCATACAATAAGGCAGCGATAAAATATTTTGGAGATTTTGCCTCACTAAATCCTGTCGGAAAAGATTATTAACTAATTCGCCAGTCAGCACTGGCGCCAACCCTGGAGAAGATCATCACTCGTAAAACGTCAGCCGCGATGAACAAAGCGGAGAAATTGGTTAGGTCTGGCGCGACCGCAGCAGAATCGGCGCGCAAGACTGGCCTAAGCACCACAGCAATCTATCAAAGCGCATGGTATCGCGTTCTCAAGAATCTGCCGCCAAAACTTAAAAAAGGGGAAGAAAAATGATCGACTACATCAGCAACATGGACGAATTCACGCTGCGCACGTTCTCCGGCCTGGCGTTCATCATCGTAATTTGCGCGCTCATCTGCATCAAGATTGCTCGCACGGCGCCAATCGATACGCCGATCTGCCCGCCACTGGCGAAGAAAGAAGGGCCGCGCTACTTTGACAAGCACGACCACGTGGAGCCTATCGAGCCGACCGAAGAGCTGCGCCAGTCGTACTATTCGGACAAGGGTAACTTGCAGGCGACGGAATCGACCATGGCAGAGTTCATCAGCATTCAGAACGTCTACGACCTGCCCACGCCACGCGGCGCCAATGCTCAGAAAGAGCGCGTGGACATGCTGATTGCAGTTATCGAAAAACAGGAAGCCAGCCGGCAAGCTCGCATGGTGGTTGACGCGCTGCATCCACAGGGGCGGCGAGTATGAGCCACACTCCGGGGCCATGGCATTATCGTACGGTAGATGATTCGATAGGAAGTATAGATGATGAATCGGGCGAGGCTGTTGCTCAATCACTACAAAGACCATCAGCACGTACTGTTACATCAATCTATAAGGCAAATAAAGAGCGTATTGCAAATGCTAAGTTGATCGCCGCCGCGCCTGATTTACTTAATGAATTAAAAAGAATTTTAAAAGAAGAGCCATTAGATTTTGAATCATACATTCGTGTGGCAGAAATTATCGCCAAAGCAGAGGGGAAAGCATGAGCAAGCCACGAAAGAAGTATCGTCCGAAGGCTGTCAACCATGATGCGCTGAGCTGGGCATTGGCAGGAGTTCACACTATGACGACCGAAGACCAGCGCAAGGCCATGGAGCCGATTCTCGCCGGTTACGACCTGCTGCGCCAGGGCAAGGCTGACCGCGTAGACTGGAATAATGTTGTGCAGGCGCTCAACATCGGAGAGGCGCTGACCGAATTGCACATTGGCGACAACCTGCGGCCCGACTTCGACGCCGGCCACGCAGCGATGCACCAGATTGCGCTGCGTATGCTGAGCGGCAAAGGATCGACCTGCTACGCGGCTGAGCTGACTGTGATCGCGGAGGCCATTGACCTGTATCGCATTCAGCTGACGATTTGCACGCAAGCCGAGTTCTCCAGGGCCGTCCAGCGCGTCAAGAACCTGTTGACTGGCGGCGCGGTCGCAAATGTGGCTGAGACTTATGCCAAGCTTAATGAGGCCCATCCATGAGCCCCTCCGACCGCAACCGCGTATTTCGCGGCCAGCCAGGAGATAACGTAATGGGCGGTGAAATCTTCACCATCACCGAGAAGAAGTATCTGCAAAGCACGATCCCAGGCCAACCGCCAGTAACCATAATCATTTCGACACGCACGGAGAAGATGCCATGACCGCACCAACAGTAATGACCGGCAAAGACGTTCTTGCCTACCTGACGCGCCTCAATGGCGAAGGCATGACCATCACTGAAATCAGCAAGCGCACCGACCATGGCGAGGGTATTGTGCGATTGGCAGTGGCCGACCTGCTGCTTACCAGTCAAATCGTCAAGGTAAAGGAATCCATGTTTACCAAGTACTGCGTGCCGACCAACCACAGTCGCCTGGCAGAGCGCCGGATCAATTCGAACTACGGCACGCCGCCAATGAAGATCGAACGGCGCCGCGCTGAGATTTACGAGGAGCTGGCAAAGGCCCGCGCTGCAACGCCATCGCGGCATATTCCGGAGGTGGTATGAACATCGAGCAAGTAAAGAAAGACCTCGAAGAGGGGATTCAGGTTAGCAAGTTTACACTGCTCAAGCTGGCGGAGGCGGCGCTGATAATGCAAGATACTCTGATGGCTATTTCGTCTGGGGATCGTTTCACAAAAGGGCCAGCAAGTGATGCTGTAGAAGCAATAAACAGCGTTAAGCGACTATGACCAGCGCGCTCGATACCCAAATTTCTGGATCGCATTATAAGGATTGCAAAATCCAGCCCATCGAGTACATTCATGCTAACGGGCTGACATTTGCAGAGGGTAGCGTGATCAAGTATGTCACGCGGCACAAGGCCAAGAATGGAGCCGCAGACCTGCGCAAAGCGATCCACTTCCTCCAGCTGCTGCTGGAACTTGAATACGGAGAGAAACCATGATGACGCAAGCTAAGTGGGAACAGATCAAGCGCGACGAGCCGAAAGAGTACGCCAGGATCACGCAAGAGGCGTACCAGGCAGTATGCGAGCAAGCCGGCCAGCGACTCGACCGTGAGGCCGTGATCTACCTTTTTCAGCGCGGCGATGACAAGTTGAATATCGTCGCAAAGCTGGTGAATATGCGCTGAAAGTTGGTGATTTACAGCAGGAAATGAGGTAGCATGTAGTCTTAGTTGGCACTGGTGAGCATTGGAATTGCGCCAGTCGCAAGTAGACTGCGGGCCATCCGCAGCAGCCAACTAAAGTAAACTCGCGGGCGATGACGATTGCCGAAAGCCAGATTGCGAACTGGCAACCTTGTGAGTTGTAAAGGAAGCGAACTCACCGACCATGTGCTGACATGGAATGCGGATGCTTGGCAAGATCAGTCTTCACCGACTAGCAAACCAAGTGCAGCGAGACTAGTCCGGTACGGATGGGCTAGTTGGAGCTTCGTGAAAGCCGAGGCGCCTAACAGATGGTGGTTGAAATCATTGGAAATCCGCTTTACCGTCGGAGCCCCAGTCCTTTGATATAAACGGTAGCCATCATCTGTTGGGTGAATGCAAGCATTGGTTCAGCAGTAGTAGGGCGTTCGAATCGTCCGACCGCGACATGTCGAAAGTGTCGCCACCTATTAAATGAGCGCCGGTAAGCGTGATCCTGCGGGTAGCGACTGAGAACGGCGACGAGTACAGAGTAATAGCCGAGAGGCCAAGCGCGTACCAAGCGTGCGGAAATTAAATTCTTGGTTGGCGGCAGGGAAAAGACCTGAGTACAAAATTGCATCAGTAAAGAAGTATGGATGGGACCATGCTATTAGCTTTGCCTCCTTTCTCATGTTCGCCCGTCATGGCGTGGATTGGAACCCAGAATGCCCCTTGCCTGAGAACTTGGGAATTTCCGCAGTGACTAGCGTACGTAGTCAACCAGTTTCAAAGCGGTGATAGCTAAGTTTGGTAGAGTATCTGGTTTCCAACCAGCGTGTCGTCGGTTCAAATCCGACTCGCCGCTCCAGTTTAGCCGCTCACCATCTGCCAATCCAGGGGTGGAGAAAGATGGTGGGAGGCTGATTCAACAAGTTAGCCCCCGCTCCGACTGCTAACAGAAAGTAGGGATGCACGGGTAAATGCATCCGCCCTTCAAGCGTGAGGCCAAACGCTGAATTCATCTGTAGGCCCGATACGGTTTCCGTTCTGCGCCTGTCCCTCGCAATGAAAAGGGGATACTCTGACGCAATTGCAGTGTCACAGCACAGCATAGATGCGCAGGAGGAAGCCGCTGTAACGCGGCACTTCCATCCATCACAGAGGAAACTATGAGCATTCGAGACGCCGCCCAAGCGCTGCTAGACAGCCTAGACCGACCAGATAGCGCAGTTGAGCGTCTGATGCTTGAGAAGTACAAAGAATCGCTCAGGAAGGCACTGAGCCGCAACAGGGGGCGCAAATGACCACCGCCGCCATCCTCCTGGCCCTCTACGGAATCGCATCCTATTTCATCGTTCGCCCCGCAGTAGAAGATGGCGACGAAGATCTCCAGTATTTCTCCAAGCCAGCCATGTACGCCATCATGATCCTGATATGGCCTATAATTGCTGTAACGGCATTTTTCAAAACGGACGAGGAATTGTGATGGAGCTAGCTCATACGCGCAGCGGGTACGCCCAGGTCATGACGCCTATCGCACAGGTAGGCATTGACACCTGCGAGCTAGGCGCTGGCCTTTGGGCAACCAGAACGCCAGAGCAGATAATCGCCGACATACAGAAAATGTATGACTCCTTCCCGAAAGACATGAAAGGACAAGCGAGCCGTCCAATGATGATTGAGGTTGAGAAGCAATGGTATGATCTGGAGCGCTCGAAGCGATTCAACGCGCGCAAGATGCTGGCCGGATTACTAGGGCGCGAAGGTATTGGGTTCGCATGATGACCGCCATGGATATTAACATCACTATCAACAAGACCAAATTGGCGCCATTATGTATCGCGCTGTTCCTCGTTCTAGACCGCCTCCCTGAGTGGAAGTGGAAGGAACGTTTCATGACTTATTTAATCGGCCGCTCCTACACGTACCACGTAGGCGGCGCAGCGGAGAAGTGATGGCAGGCTTAACCCTCAAGCAGGAATCATAGTGGTAAAAAAGGCGAAAGAGACATCGGCCCCAGTAGGGAGGCCAACAATATACAGCGAAGAAATGATTGCTGTTATTTGCGCTCGCATTGCTGATGGGGAAAGTATGCGCTCTATTGCGCGCGATGATTCTATGCCAGCTATGACAACGATGTTTCGATGGCTAGGGGAGTCTGAACAATTTAAGAAGCAGTACGCAATAGCGATGGCTCAACGCGCAGAAGGCATGTTCGAAGATATGATCGAAATAGCCGACGAGGAATGCACATTCATCAAAAAGAGCAAGCATGGAAGTAAGGACGATGGCGACGAGGAAGTTGAGGTTGCATTCGATCCGACTGCCGTTGCTCGCAATCGCCTGCGTGTCGATACCCGTAAGTGGATGCTGGCCAAGATGGTTCCGAAGCGCTACGGAGATAAGCAGGAAGTCGAGCACACCTCGCCAGATGGCAGTATGACGCCTGCGCCGGCCATTCAGGTAACCGCGCAGATGATTCAGGACATCGCGTCCAAGATCAACGATGGAATATGACAAGGCATCGGTAGA